AGTTTCAATAGACCATAATATCTTATTGCTTCTAGGAGTGCCCCGGCTGCTTGGAAAGGTACATCTATAACACTTGCTTCGATAGCTTCTGGCAATGCAATATAATTTCCTTCTTGTGCGGTCATTAGTGCTCTTGCTGACTTTCTAATCAAAGCGTTGTCGTCCGATGTAATTGTATCTGTGACCGTAAACATAGCATGGCCTGCAGAGTGTTCGAACCCAATTCCTTGAACAACTTCAAGTCCATACTTAATACGTTCTAGTCGCCATACAGCTTCCAATGTTGCCAAGCCTTCGGGGTTGTGCGCATCTCCAAACGTAATATGTAATGCTTTTTCTAATGGTATGGTTACAGTCCCGTTGAGCAAATCCATTTGAACCATTCCAAGAACTTCACCAGTATCATCATCAACATCCCAACGTTCAAACGATGAATGGTCACGAAATGATAATTTGCGGATACCAATCTTTCCATCACTATATTTGGACTTCCATTTGCTATTGTCTGGAGCTTTCCAACCATCTTCTCTTAGGCCAGCAACAATTTCCCAAATGCCAAATCCCATAAACGGTACATATGCTAACATGGTATCTCTGAAGCTATCCATCCCACCAAATATGTCGTCCATGATTTCGTTGCAAAACACAATAGCTTCTTTGTCGCCACTATCTTTTGTCTCATCCGCCTGTTGCCATTCGAATTTTACCTCACGACCAAAGGCTTCCCAGATAACTCGAATCATCGCAATCTCTGGGTCACTTCGCCGCAGTCTATCATATAGCGGAAAAACGGTTGGCCAATACAATTCGGCGTTATACGCAGTTCTGACATATCCAGACAGTGTGTTAAGACCAAGAACACCAATTTCAGACAGGTCCGCGCCCTTGTTGCTGCTAGCAAGTTGGGCATTTAATGGGGCTCCTATATTGCCGCCCTTTTTAGTATTTTTCATATTTATCTCCAAGGAGAATCGGGTCTTTTTACTGTACCCAATCCTTCAAAATCTTCTAAGCTAAATGAAGCATTTCCAGCTGCTGTCACCGCTAAAGCCCATGCCCAAAACTTATCGGCGTGATGCTTTGCGTTTCGTTCCGTATCAAATACGTTATTTTTAGCGGCCGTTACTTTCTTCTTGATACTGTGGATTTGATAAGCAATATCGCGGTCTAATGGCAATGTGGTCTTTTCACGCTCTGCTTGAATACGAGCTTCTACAGCCCACACTTCTTTTGTTGCATTTGTAAACGTGGCAGGTTCGACGATGCCAGTTTCTTTTCTCAAATCTTCTGCTAATTGCATACCAATACCATTCTCATCTATGAGTACTTTTGTGAATGGCAATATTTCTATAATTTTTTTAAAACATTCTTTTTGTTCTTCAAATTCAATACGGTCTAAACTTACCGAAAATCGTAATGGCATCATTCCATTTTCACCTTTGCCAAGAACCATAAACTCGGTCAAGTTTTGCTTACGACCAACATCAATCCCGCCAACAAAAGCTTTTTCAATTTTATCTTTTCTTATAGCACCCAAAATTCCATAAGCTTTATGAATAGCATCCGCTGGTGATGTAGCGTGCCACCATTGCAAATCCTTTTGCTGATTACGTTTTATAACTGCCCATGTAATCCACGCTGTTGTTTCATCTATATAAGAACATTCGTACTCTTGCTGAAAGTCTTCGAGAAACATATTTTCGAAAATTTCAACAAGAGTAATTTTAGCGTACTTTTCGAGACGTTGTGATGTTAGCATGGATGGAGCTTCATCTTTTGCCGACACAACGTCCTTACATAACATATAAGAGTGCCACCACGGGATGTATTGGCGATAGAAGCCAGGCCACTCTTTCATGGCCTGTGTACCTATCTCCCAAAATAACCCTTTCGCTCCAAGTGGTGACGACCCAATTCTGATATAACCATCGCCTTTAGTTGTGGCGGGTAACGCCGCCATGTATACTGACCTATCCATTCCTTCTGGATAATGGGCCATCTCGTCGAGATAAATGCGGGCACGCGCTTTTCCACGCACTGGTTTACATGGATGTGATATGAGACGAGAGCCGTTTTTGAACTCGAGTTCAGTTTGTGAGCCAGGGCGCGCAAGCATTGGTCGGACTGGCTTATCGAGCGCTCTAAGAATGTTTTTTGCATATAATACTTTTTCCTTAGCTTCATCCAAATTAATGGATACGAAAATGTGAGGAGTTCCTGGGTTCATAATGCCATCTATAACGGCGTCTAGGGCGGCGGTGAATGACCAGGCAACTTGACGTGATTTGGTATCATGACCAAACCTTGTCTCATTGTTTAAGAATCGGAGCTGAAAAGGTTCCCACTTCGCCCCATCAATCTGAGCGGCCTTTGGCAAATCGAGAAATTCAGCGGCGAAGCGGGCTTTGTCGGTAAGAAGTCGCATTTAGCTCAACGAAAGGGTTAATGAGTTGGCAGTATAGTCTTTGTTATTGCTTGTCGAAATTGCAGTGCCAGATGATGTGTAAGTATCGTTATCACCCCACCCTATTTCATATCGCCAATATCGTCCTGGGTACGGGTTATAAGGTACGACAACAGGACGGTCATATGGAATATAGATTGGCTGACCGTGCACAAACTCAGTCTTGCCAAACGTTTCATTTAAAAGGTCTTTAAGCTCCATCACCTCATCTAACGAAAGATGAATTTCAATTCCACCAATTTTTATATTTAATTTTTCAATCTTAACTTTATCTTTTTTAGCCATGTTACCAATCCTCCACGCACACTATTTTTGGGGTTGCCTTTGCTATACTTTCAACTCGAACTTTTATTTCATATTGGCTCCTTGGTGGCATATATACAAATTCATTTATTTCCATATTAGCATAAACCTTCGCCCGACGTTGTTGATAGTGGCGGTCTTTTATACAATAAGGGCACCCGCCATTTGGGCGACATCCGATGGCATTAGCGCCCCGAGTGCCAGGGTAATAAGGTTTACGAATATCTCCGCGTCGCGGATAATGTCGCTGTGAACTCATTTTTCCCTCCATTATTATTTAGCCTTAATTGACGCCGGTATCCCGGCTATTTTTTTATCCTTTCCATACAGCGAATTTAGAATGGGTTCGTCATCGAGACCCGTTTTGAGTTTGGGAGTCGTTTCGGTTCGGCGAAGCTTGGGTTGTTCCACATCGTCCAATATAAGTCCTGCTGCCGCTAAGCGGTCGTCTCGATTTGATTGCCATGATGTCATATCAAATGAGGCGAAGTGTTCAATCATTAGCGGGCTGTCAAGGCCTAACAGTTTCGATTCGTGTTGCATCAGCTTCAATACAAATTCACGGTCGCCATCGATATACGCCGCCTTTCGCATCTCGTCCAGCTCGGCCAATTGTCTACCTTTCATCTTGCCAATGTCGTCCGTACTACGCTTTTGCCAATCTTCGGTTATTATTTTGAGGTCTTGATGAACAACCTGGTGGCTGTATCGTTTTTCTGTTTCGGGATTTATGACGCCCGCGACTTCTAATTGCTCAGCGACCTCGGCTAGCGTTAGGGTCGGGTTCCGTAACAAAATGGCGGAGACGTGACGTCTCCGTATGTTGATTCGTCGTCGTAGTGCACCGTCGCGTCCTGGAATTGGCATTAAATCTCCTCGCCTAAACTAGTCTTAATCTTCTCTTAATCTAATGATTATACATTAGTTTCACGATTTGTACATATATAGGGCCATGTATTGCCTCTTATGCACCCCTGCTATTCGTATTAGGCAATATGTTGCCTGTTGTTTGGAACGCCTTCGAAGCGCCCGGTGCTTCTAGGTGCTCACAAACGCAATATGTTTGTTATGTGCTCGCAACTCCCGGCGCACCCGGGGCTACCAGGTGGCTAGCGTTCTATAGTGCCAGCCACGCAATTTAGGGGCCGGTGCATGTGCGTGTGAGTAGGCAGAAACATTAGATGCCTACCTACACCCTACATCAGGCACTAACGTGACCTTAGCGCTACATCCACAGCGCACCAGCACCAATAACATATAATTATATATAATAACTAATTAGTTCGAAGCGTGTGTGCATACGCTGTGCTTGTGTGTATGTATAACATATACAATAGCATACATGAGAGCACGAGTGTAGAGTTACGTGTTCCGCTTCACACCGGAGCGTGAGCCAAGGCATGGTCCTAGTACTATGTGTAGTTCCTTACATACAGCAACGGTGTGCGCTGCGCTACACGGGAACGGCACCGGTTTAGTGTTAGAGCTATACTACCATAACAGAATGTTCTTCATCCAACATACACACATAAGTAAAGCGTATGTGTCAGAATGTTCTTCATCCAACATACACACATAAGTAAAGCGTATGTGTGTGCGCGTGCGTATGCGTATACGCACTCACTCTTACTAGAACATATAAGCTACTAGTTACATAAGGTACAAGCGTATGTGTGACGGTATAGGTTTATATAACCAAGATGCGACGTCACTAGTTAAAAAAAGTACTAACCAACCTTAATCTTCTCTTAATCTTGTCTTAATGTTGGAGGTATATAATTAACTTAAGTAAAGCTAATCAAAAAGGAGTTTCAAATGACCAAGAAATTTTCCGACCTACCCAAAATCGAAGATTGCCCAAATGGAACTAAAATTTTCGATAACCAATTTGAAGAAACTTTTCAAATAAGTTTTATTTACGATGGCTTGGTTGGTTGTATGGATGTTGAAACTAAAGAAGAATTTTATCTTGAAGTTGAAAACATCGATGATTGCCTTGAATTTGGTCAATTCGAATTCATAAACGATTAAATAAAAAATATAGGGGGTCCAAGCAATTGGGCCCCCAAAGGAGTT